CTAAATTTAGAATAGATAGACGTTTACAGTTTAGAGATTTTGTGAGACAACAAGGTACACCAATTTACACAAATCGAACAGCTGGGACACACGTACACGTATCCTTCAATAACGCCTTAGCGTACCAAAAATGTTGTGATGTGAATTTTTACACATTATTTAGAAAAGAAGTCTATAGGTTCATGCATAACGGTTTATTTTGTGAAAAAACTGTTAAAGCATTTGATGATAGGTTTCATGGTAGATATTCGACATACTGCCGCGACGGATTTGCCCCCGATACTTCAATAAATGGAGTTATGAGGAATTTTAATGGTGAAAATTTTGAAACAAAAGTATCTTCTATCAACTTCGAAGCATATAGAAAATTTGGAACTATTGAATGTCGAATATTTCCAGCTAGTGAAAAGTCCGATGAAATAATCGCTATGGTTGAATTTTGGATTGAATTTGTTCAAAATTACTTAAACACTGTAAGCCCTTATGAACGAGGAAATATAGAAAAGTTGACCATAGACGACGAAGAGAAAATCGAAAACGAAGAGGTAATTATCTCATGTGTGTAATACTTGCACTTGAGACACAAAAAGAATTAGATAGTTTAACGCTCGAAATTTTAAAGAGCGCTGAATTAACTAATCCTGATGGGAATGGTTACGCAACTTTGATAAATGGTAGAGTAATTTTTGAAAAAGGAATTTCTATGAAATCAATATGGGAAAAAATACAAAGCGGCAAAATCATAAGTCCTTGTATCATACACGCTCGTATCACTTCAATGGGAAAAACCACTCCAGAGTTATGTCACCCTTTCATTATCAATGAAGATTCACAAAACAATATGAAAGGAATCTTAAAAGATAATGAAACCGCAGTGTTTCACAATGGAACAATGTCAGATTATAAGGACTTAGTTCTACAAACGGCTTTAGGGGCTGGTCGAAAATTACCTACGGGTTTAATGTCAGATACTAGAGGAATTGCATATTGTCTATATTCTCTAGGTGTTGAAGCACTTGAATACATTGACACTGGATTCAACAAGTTTGCCACATTGAATTCTAAGGGCTTGAAAAAATATGGTCACTGGGTAAATGTCAACGGTATCGAATCGTCAAATAATTACTATGATAATGTTTCGACCATGAAAAATATTTGTTATGGATTCGGATACGATGAATTCAACGACGAAGATACGATAAAATACAAAACAGATAAAGATGCTTTTGAGTACCATATAACCCCCGAATACGACCCATACAAAGCACAAAAGTATGAAAAAACAATCTATGATTTAGATAAAGAAAAAGTAAAGTCTCTAAAATCAAAAATTGTGAAAATATCAAAAAAGGAGCACAAACTAAACGTGAAATTTTTAAAAAATCACGGTTGGAAAAGAGCGAAAGACCTTACTAGAAAAGAGTGCCAAACACAAGTTGATTTAATCCAACAAAATAAAATAAACATCGACAAAGTAAAAAATAAAAAATCTAAGGTGTTAAAAATGAACTTAGACAATTATTCATCAATTTACGACAAACAAAACGATGAATGGATTAAATATTGTCGAGAGAATGAAAAATTCTAAAGTATGCCATAATTAGTAAAGTTAATTCTTTTCTAATATGGAGACATGCCAAAAGATAATCAAGATGCTAGAAAAGCTGAAAAAGAAATCATGGACATTTTAAGCGAACATATAACCCCCGACTGGGAAAAAGTGGGCGCTTTAATGAGGATTGCGCATTGGTAAATTATTCTAAGTTCTTATTAGAACACTTAGAAAATTTATTTATTGTGTGTGATTCACAAAAACACGAAGACATAAAAGATGAATTTTTTTATGAACACAAAAACCACGAAAGATTAAACGAGGAAAAAAATTGTTGATAAGCCTTATCAACAAAAAGTTTAATGAATGGGAGTTAGAGATAACTCTAAGACGTTGGAAGCATGGCAATCAAAGAATTGCAATATATGATGGTGGAACGTTTAAGCATTGGCACTTTTTATGCTTTCATCTGATTCATATATGGGACTATGAGGGCTAGATATTGTTAGATAATATTTTTGGTATTATCTCAATATCTGTTTTTTCCATTGTTGTATGCTTTGGTTTATTTTGTGGACTTTGTGAACTACGCGATATGCTAAGAAATTAATCTTAATGGTTTTTTTCTTAGTATTTTTTTTTGAAAATTATTAATATTTAAGTACCGTAAATTACCGTACCTAACCAGTATTTTTATTTTTTTAAAAAATTCCCTTTTTTTTATTATACGGCTCTACGTTAGCAGAGAAAAAACCGCACATATAACCCTATGTTTTTTTTATTAAAATAGAAACGTTTATAGCCCTCACATGCGTAGATAAATCAGCGATGCACAACATTCAACGGTATTAATGGTATGGATACTATACATACTTTCTATACAATTAATTAATTTAGAAATATACACCAAGTCCGCAAGTATTTGAAATTAACTGAATTTGTTAAAGTCCGCAACAAGCGAAAATGTTGTGAACTATAGATTCTATATAGTTTTGAGGGATTCTATATAGTCTCTATAGTTTTCTGAAATCTATATAGTTTTGAAAATTTCTATATAGTTGGATAAAAAATTATAGTCCTTACTACTGTGTCGAAATTTTTTTTTATTTAGAGTTATATTATATCATATAATATATTATATCATAATAAGCACTTATTCAAACCACCCCCCCTTCTTGTTTTAGTCATTTAGATAGTTTAATTAAATAATTAATTTAAAAAAATATAATGAGATAATGACGTATCGACGTTCTTTTACCTCAAATAGTCTTAAGAGGGCTACCGTATCTGTGTGTTCACAGCGCTAAGTAATCCCTGACAGACTAATATATATATGTTATTCCCCTATATAAGTGTTGCTATTCTAGGTGTTCTTTAAAGAAATTAGGGTGTTCTGTTGTAAAGTACACACACTGATCACACCTATCTATCTTCATGTGTTTTGCCATGATGTTTTTCTTTTCTGCATGCGTCATTTTTAGTTTAGGATTAATCATTATAGTTTTTATAAAATCACACATATCATCAGAGTCACTATTCAATGCCGCCATGTGTTTTTCTAACTCGTTAAGCTCTTGTGTCTCTCTCATAGCCCATTTAATACCCTTAGTGGTCATCTCTTTCTTAAAATCGTGACAACCATGATTACATTTCTCTGCTCTACAATGAATTAAATCTAAACATTCTCTACATTGTTTCTCATTATCATGTACTGCCCATCTACTCAACACCTCTACCTCATCTCCTGCTAGTGATGCCAATGATCTAGTAAATTCTGCAGACACAACGATAGCCTGATATCTAGAGTATGTTGTTGCAAACCTTTTATCTCTAGCCATTCTAATTGCCTTTGCTGATTTCTCACAATATTCTGCTTTATGATCATGTTCATGTTCGTTCTCTATTTTAATTGCCAATTTAATCAACTCATCAGCCATGTCACATGTCCAGTTATGATTACGTACTGAATGTAGTTCATTTTTAATCTTAATTTCCTTAGCCGGACCTAGGTTTTCCATGTCTCTCATTCGTTTTTTAAGGTCTTGTGTTATATTCAACAAGTTTGCGTCAGATATTTCATCTGCGGATATCATAGTTTCTTTCTTAGGATAATTAGTATGAACCTCTTTGTACTCATCAGGCAGACAGTTGATAATCCACACCTTTGAAATAGTAGTAAAGTTCTTAGCCGCAATCTTTTGTATCAATAATGATATTAATTTCTTATTTATACCGTCTTGTCCCCTAGGTCTTTGTGTATCTTGGGATAATATTACCTTAAACCTTTGTAACACCTCAGGTCTTTTCTCATCAATACCTTTAGAGATATGATCTGCTAACTCTAACACCAAATCCTTAAGTTTAACCTTGTTAACCTTGCCATCTATCTCTTTAATATCTGCAATAATACGTTCAGTAGTATTTATATAATCACTCAATATAAATAAAAAGGCAGATAAGGTATTTAAACGTTTCTATTATAGAAACATTAAACCTTTCTGTTTGTTATTGTTTTGATAACCTGATAAGGCGTTCTACTATTGAATTGGTAATCATACCAAAAGTATCTGTCTTATCATTCATGGCAGGGTAACGTTTTTTTGCAATATTCCATGCTATCTTGAACAATCCACCCTCTACTATAACTTCACTTTCAAACTGTTTAACAATTTTAGGATCTGCAGTCATTGTATCAGATGAGGTTGTTTCAGTATCAGCAACCATTGGTATATAAGTTACTTTACCGTTGATAGATCTATTTGCCTGTTCTCCATTAGAATGATACCATGCTAATGTAGGAACCCCTTGCCATGATTTACCTGTTGGTTTGCAAGTAAGTATGGAACCGTCTTCATGTTTAAAGTCAAGTCCATCTTCTTTTTTAGGAAATCTAGCCATGTATATAGTATATCATAAGGGTTATATAAATCTAACTAAATAAATTAGAACATAATAATGTTCTAGCTTTTTTACCAAATATTACTTTACCTTCGCTTTCAACAATTAATTTATTATAACTATGGTTTGACATATAACCTCTAGTTTGGCGTTCATCTGCTACTCCACATATTATCCAATTACCTTTTAACTTTGGTACAATTTCAAATATTTTTTTATAATATTCATAAGGTTTTCTATCCATAAATGTTAGACTATTTTTTGAATAATGCTCTGATCTCCATACTGGATCTATTAGGAAAAACGTATCTTCACTATCATGTTTGAACATTTCTGTAAAATCTTGCTGTGTTACTGTTGCATCTGGGTAATTTTTTTTAAGATATTCAAAAGCAAAATCTGACATATCATTATAAAATATTTCATCTGCATTGATGTATTTATGTAATCTACCTAACCCTGCAAACGGTTCCACATATTTTTTACATTCAGGAATATACTTTGCTATTTTTTCTGCTGTATGATGCAACCCTGCATAACCACCAAGTAGTTGTCCACCCCAATACTGATTACCCATATTTTGCTCCCCATACAGATGATTTTTCTTTTACCATGTATATACTATATACTACTCTATATATATATCTTCCCATACACCCTTGACACTACATACACGCCACCCAATTCCCGGGAATTTATTATATGCATGCATAACTCTAAAGTCTTCTTCTAGTATCTGCATGACAGGCGCACGATATTTTGGGTTCCAACATACAAATTCATAATCTTCTGTTGGAGATATAGCATATTCACATAACTCCTTATTTTCTTTAGGCACTAAATACCTCTTATTATTATTAGAAGATAAGGACTTAACCTGAATACCCCACCTTAATCCGTCCTTCCATGCCAATAGATCAAAGATTCCCTTAGAAGCATAGGCACGTTTAACTATCCAGTCACGTTGTTTTAAAAAATCTCTAACCTTATATTCAAAATCTCTGCCAGTTTTATAAGAGTTTTTTTTCTTTATAACCAATCTTCGCCAGCCCAAGCCATAACTTTCATTAGATGATGTTCTGCATCTATGTTCATATCCTCACGCTTCATAGCAACATGTATAGATTCATGTACTATAGTATCTAACAAGTCAACCATAGTCTCATGTGCTGATAAATTAATCCAAGCATTTTGGCTGTCAGTATATGTATCTCCTTTTGAATTATCTGATGGGTTTCTCATACGAAATAAGACCGTATAAGGTTCTTTTCTTACTTCACAGTCGTGACATGTATGGAATCGTTTAGTCATGTTAATTAGTACCCTTATTCAGTTCTAAGAAGTTTGCAACTAACTCATCTCTTTTACGAGCCATAGCCTTGATAATTTCTCCACCTTTTACATATTGTTTATTGATTCTATTGTAATTATTAGCTGCTTTTTGTATCTTTGGTTGTAATCTTCTCACTTGTTTCTGTGTCTTTTTAATATCCTTCTCTAGTTTCATTATATTTCTAGTTAATACAAATTTATCATGTTTTATTTGATCCATATTAATAAATAATAAATAGAGGTTATAAACCTTTACCCGTGTTGGTTCAACTTACCATTATAAGCATCGAAAGATACAGTCCAAGTTCCCGGTTTAGAAGTCTTTAATTTATTTCTTTGATCAAACCATTGGTCAACGCCATCTCTAATACCTGTGGTAAAACAGCCAGAGTTAATCAATATCTGTTCTTTAGTATCCCATTTTAGTTTCTTTTGATTCCAGAATAGAGTCTCTGATTCAAATCCCATTGGCTGATGTAAGTGTCCCATCTGATACACATCTGCCTCAACATTAATAGTTAAATTCTCTAATGCTTTCTTGGCATCTCCACTACCCGCACCGTGATTTACAAATAAGGTCTTACGCATCAATGACTTTCCCTTAAACTGTATATCCAAACCAATAAATCCTTTACTACCCAAGAAGGTAGTACCATGATCTCTTTTACACCAACGTTTCATTTCACCTTCTTCCATTACTCTAGAGTTAAATTCATGATTACCCCATTGTTCATACCATATCTTTTCCATACCACATTTTTTATATCTATCTTGCTCTACAAATAGTTCCTCAAAGAATTCGTCAAAAGAATCCATCTGTTCTGATTTAGTAGCCATTCTAACTGACTCGTCTTTGAATCTAGGATCTTTGGGTAATATTAAATCTAATTGATCCCCACCGAAGGACGTAAACCGATAGGGATCGTCGAGAATTCTGTTGAGTGAATTCAGTGCAGTATCTTCTTGCCAATTTTCGTTACCCATGTGAAAATCTGTTATAACTTCCCAGTGTACAATAGTATCAATCTTATCTAACTCTATAATAATCTGTTTACTAAACATATATTGTGTATATAATAAGGCTTATTTAAGTGTTACTTTTCGTAGTGTTTTTACAAATTTTAGTTTAGGTAATTCAGGCACCTTAATATATCCATATTTATCAGCACATTCTTTTTCAGTTATACCTTCTTTACGTGATATGTCCCAAGGTATTCTCTTATTATATCTTACACCATTTAATGTATAATGATATTTCTTACCTGTCTGTCCTATATATTTCCAACTGTTAGCCTTATACACAGTACCAGTATGTCCCTCTGTCTGATCAGCATAGGTAACTAAGGCTTTAATTTTGGGATACTTTTGTTTTAATATACTAATAGACTTTGACATAAAATAAGTCCTTGGACATTCACATTCATCTAATACAACCATACGTAAAAATTCCATTACTGTTTTTTCAGTTGCACCTTCATATATACTTTGTGCTACAAGCCTACCTGAACACTGACCAAACGTTATAACCCCTTGTAGAGTTGAATTACCCACCCTATACAACCCAAGTATAATACTAGCTTTACCAAAGGCTTGAGTATAATGATGTTTAATTACAAAAGGTTTTGCTATATATCGATCTATTCTTACTACTATATAATCCAATTAATCTACAACCAACTTCTTTATAAGGGTTTCTAATAGATCAAAGTCCTCAATAGGTATGGATCTAATAGTTAGATTTTTATTATATACTTGTAAGACCTTACGTATATACCTATGTATAAGATCAAAATCATGATCAGTAATATTATCTGCTTCTAAATAAAACATTCTATTTTTCATAGGTTGTGTCCCTCAAAGTGTCCATAACATCTGCATCTACGAACTTAACGTCCATTTTATTTGTAATAAGAATACGCATATTGTCAGGTAATCCAAGTTTTTTTAATTCATTAGCCAACTTATCTTTCTTTGTATTGTCCCAATCTTGAGGCACATTAACTATTATATCTTCATACATGTAACATCTCTCCATTTATACTTATTAAACCATTATCTTTATACATACCACAATTAGAACAAAAATCACGCATTGGTAATATAAAATTACCTACTGTAATAAATCCAGATATTTCTGTGAACCCAAATAGTTCAGACTTTTTACCCTTACGTGTTTTTTTCCAGTCAGTAATCTCTTTAAAGTTACCAAAGTTATTATTAATACACCATTGTTCTATACCGTTTATCTTCTTCCTTATTGCATCTTTTTCATCAGGTGGTGCTTTACCAAGTTCAGTCCATAGATCTGCTAACTTTCCCATATTACAATCCCCTCTGTAGTATTTCGTTTCTCTTTAATACAATTTTTATGCCATCTTTCGTGTACTGGTTTCCTTAATTCAAAATCATCTTTGAACACAATACCACATAGGTTACATCTAATCATTTTGATAACCTCTTTAATCTACGTTTCTCTTTACGTTTTTCATATAATTCTTCTCTATGTTCCTCTCTATATTTTTTACCATAATCTAATATATTATCTTTATTATTTAAATAATATTTTCTAATGGTAATTTTTTGTGATTCTTTGTTATTATGATACCATATATTATTACTGGTTTTAACCTTTTCTTTATTATTTTGATACCAAATCTTCTCTCTATATCTTCTTGCTATTACTTTATGCTTATCACAAAATTTTGTCATACCAAGTCCACTCCATCTATAATCAAACATTTCTCTGCATGAACCCCATTGACACATTCTATCTTTAAATCTTGACATACTATACTATAGTATAATCCCCTATATAATGCTTTCCAATGTGTTTGGTGCTGTCATGTTTAAACGTTCATGTTCTTCTTTAGAATCTGCACCAAATGAATCCAATGATGCTTGATACAAATCTATTGCTTGTTGTGCATGTAATCGTGTAACTTTATCTGATAATGATAATTTAGCAAAGGCATAAGATCCACGTAATATATCTCTAAAGGTTCTTGTATCTATGTTTAGAATCCCCCTGTTTTTAGTAATCTTACGTAAGGCTTTAAAGTTTTCATGTATAAATCTGAACACACCCTCATCAAATTTTGGATCTAAGGTGTTAGCATAGTTTAGAAATTTTATCAAGTCGCTAGTTGATAGTAAATTTTCTTTCTCAATATAAGCCTCTATACCATTGTCATTTATATAACCCATAGCATCATATTTATTATCTTCCATCTCATCTGTAAAATCATTTAACAGTAAGAAAACATATCCAAACCTTGCTATAAATGAAGCAGGCATGTTAATGTTTTGCATTACTGTCTTGCTTGTTTCCCAGTTAGATTTTACAGGGTTAGCTGCTCCCATGATTTTTGTACGTGCTGGCATAGTAATATTGATACCTACCTTATTTAAATGGGCTACCTGTGATTCCATAACATCATGTAAAGATGATTGATCTTCTGGGCGCATCTTATCTAACTCATCTATACAAACGTATGAACCATTAGCCAATATCACCGGACCAAATTTTGCCATTCTTGTACCGTCTGATAGATTATCTACACCCATTACCATGCCTGCTGAACTACTTGATCTACCTGAAATCTTAAATGATCTCTTGTCAAGTTCCTTTAACTTATCTAAAATAGCAGATTTTCCAGTAGATGGATCACCAACAAATAATACTGACATGTCCCATCTTTCCCCATCTTTTTTACCACCTGATAAATATGCAATAATGGAAGCCAGTTTTATATTAGTCCTATGTATAACATGAGGTGCTAAACTTTCTATTACTTTGGTTTGATTAATCTCTTTAAATACAGATATTTCCAACGCTGTTGGCTGTTCATCTGTCTTCTCATCTAAACATCTAATTTGTATAACATCTAATACAAACTCATCATCATTCTTTTTAGAGTCTACTGTAGTTAATACCCTTGATACTATCCTATATTTTTTGCCTGCGTTTAATTGTATTCTAGCATTACCACCTGTAAGATGTGCCTTTATACTACGTGGGTTTACACTACCTGAATCCGTAGGCTCTTGGAACATTACCTTTTTTAGATCCCCAGTGATTCTATTATCTCTGTTATATTTTAATGCAATATTATGTTCTTCACACATACCAAATGTATCTTTGGAATAAATCTCTTTGTAATCATCTACATACATTGTATGTGTTGACCTACAATTTCTTTCAGGACAACTATATATCTTCTCTATATTATATATAGATTGCTCTGATAACTGAACAAGAATACATTCTGTCATTATTAAATCATTTATATGATGTGCATTGATATTAGCAAATGGTGTTATTTTATTTTCACATTCTTCTGCAACTACCTTATCTCCTTGCATTTCTATTACACGTACTAACATTTCTGGGTGCTTTGATTTACATAAACTTACCATATCTAAACTCTTATTACATTGACAACTATCTGATTTGCAGTACCATAGGTTTTTAATAGTTTTAAAATCTGGCATATATATTAGATATAATGAGCTCTATATAAACTTTGATAATATCACTGACTTCCCATGATTTTAATAGATTTAATATAATATATAATTAGTGATATATAAATATATAACAATACATATATAATATAAAAAATAAAAAAATGCTTTTACGATTCTGTGGGAAACCAGTAATATTATTTAGTAAAGTTTATATTACAGTGTTTATTATAATATGTGTGGTTTACACATGTAAAGATGAATGTAGATATTGTTCTTCTGAAAAGAGAGCTATGGTTAATATTAAACCAAGTATTGCATACGTGGTCGCAAACAGATGTAGTATATGTAGTGAATCAGATGAATCAATTTGGTACCTAAAATGGAAAAATTCTTGCCCCTGCTGTGGGACTACATTACGTCGTAAATCAAAACATAGTCTAGGCAGAGAAAAGATTACTAAGATCTTAAACTCTACCTAGTTAAAACTATTCGGTAGCCAACCACCTTGTCGCGTAAATAACCCAACAAGCATCATACTGCAATAATAAAATGTATATCTAAATATGGTGGTTTATTCTCGTGTGCTGAACTTGCTGATGCCGCAGAGGAATCATTAACTGTTAATCCTGTTGATGATGAATTAGTACTCAAAGACTGAGAAGAAGCCCCAGAACCCGTATTTCTAAAATATGAACCAGTTGCAGATGTTACTGAACCATCTGAAACACTATGACTATGTCCCGGATCTGTTACACCGTGACCGTGTGCTGTAGTACCTGATTCTGATGATGTTAATGTATGTGTTGATTCTCCACCTGTTCCACCTCGTCCAGCATCATTGGTTGCACCTCTTGGAAATACATTAGATGTTACAAAGTCAGGTACATTAAAGGTGGTTGCTCCATCTCCTACTCCATACTCTGTATCTAATACTGCAAAGAGTTGAGCGTATGTAGTTCTTGATACGGCTGTTCCATTACATAATAACCAGCCATTAGGAATATCTGCAACTGCTCCTGCATACATATTTACAGTACCAACTGGAATATCAGCACCTTCCCATATAGGTGTTCCTTCTGTTCCTTTATTGAAATACATACGTTCTAAATCAGTACGCCAAAATAATCTTGTTACATTATATGTAGATGGAAATGAAGTACCTTGTCCATAAGTTGTTGCATTTAAACTATCATTAGATACAACGTGATTAGCCCAGTCTGCAGTAATAGGTGCCGCCATGATTAAAGAGTACCATTCTCTTGTAACTCGTTAATCTGAACAACAAATAAATCTCCAGCACTTAGTACAAAGTCAGTTGATACAACCCTTGCATGACATTTTGTAGTTCCAGTTGAAGCCCAATGTATTCCTGATTCTTTTATTGTAACTGGCACTGAATCAAATGATGTATCGTCCCATAACATACCTAACTTCATAGTCTGATTAACTCTAGTTCTAGATCCAACTGTACTGAATTGTTTTCTAGTATAGGCGGTATCTGTGAATTCTGTTTGTAAATCTGTTTGTGATTCTGCTTCTGCGGTTGCTGATGTTCCTATGGAACTATAATCCAAGTCAGTAGATACTGCGCCTATATCCCTATCAATAGATTCCTTGATACCCTGCAATAATATGACATTATTAAGGGATTCAAATTTCTTTGGTCTAACTGTAGTATTTAATCCGCTCTGTAGGTCGTTGAGATTTTCATTTAGTAATTGTTCGTTCTGCTCGATTACCTTAGATGGATTAATAGTAACTTGACCAGCGTTCCATGAGGTAAATCCCCAGTGGTCTTTATGTAATTTAATATGATGTGATAAATCTTCTGCTTCTGATTTTAGAAATTCACCCTGCATATCATAATTAGTTAATTCATATAACAAGTCAGCATCAGATTGTCTATTGATTGACATAATATATACTTCTTTTGATAATAATACAAGAAGTAATGATATGAATCTTATTAATCGTCATGGTAGATTTAAGGACTTGTCTAAAATAGATAGATCATTAGAGAGTATGGAATCATTAAATGAATTAATCATATTATATAAGCAAGATATCGATACCAAATTAGATACTATCACCCCAAATAAGACCTTACAAAGTCAGATCAAAGCAGAACTTGGTATATATTAAAGTATATAATTTAGCTAGCCTTAAACTCTCCAGATGATGCATTAGGTGTTGCTCTTTCATCTCCTACAAATGATATAGTAGTTATCTCTGTGCCTGTATCTGTTCCGTCTAATTCTAAATTAAGACTATCTTCTGTTAATAATATAACACCTGTCTCATCTAATAATGTGTCATCATCATCATCTGTATTTAACAAGCCGTCATAATTATCTGTAATCCAAGACGAATCTACTTCTATATTCATTAAGGATATATGTGACATTCGTGTGCCAGTCTTTACTCTAGCCATTTATAATTCTCTCACTTCTTAAAGTGTGTTTATTTCCTTGTTTATCTGTCCAAGTTTGAAGTGTTAAATAATTTCTACATTCATCACAATATCTCATTTTATCATCAGAATCTACAATATCTCTTATATTACCATTAAACTCATCGGCTCTTAGTTTTGCCACCTCACATCTATCACATAGATAATAATCTCCTTGATTGATACCTTCATAGTAAGACATGATTAATCCGTTCCTAATACTGATATATTTGAATCTGTATCATAACTTCCTACTCCACCATTTGTTTCTGTATATCTAGATATTGAATTTGATGTTTTATTCCACTTCCAAACAACTTCGACTCTATTAGGTATATTAGATGCTCCTGCTGTACCTATTTTAACACCATGACTCACTCCAAGTTTTACTTCTGATGATATATTTAAAATATATTGAACAC